CGATTCCTTCAGGACGCTATGAGTTCTAAAGACTTGGTGCCCACCGCCGAAAGCGGACTCGTAGAAATTAGCAAGAGAATTGAGAAAGTTAATTCTTCGCTCGAGGACATGGACGAAGCAGCGATTACTCATCGCATCAAGAATTTTCGTTCTTTGATGGATAAGAAAAATACATATGAGCGCGCCCTTTCCAATTTGATTGTGGAGAAGGAAAGAAGCACATCATCTCTCAAAGAGATTGACACTAAAATTTCTTCTCTAGAAGACAGGAAGAAGAAGTATTATGAAAACGAGAAGATTGCTGAAGAGATTAGCAAACTAGAAAAAAGACGCAGATCTTTGGAGAGGGATCTATCTTCTTCTAAGAAAAGTTTAGGAGGATGTGAGGATCGAATGTATGAATTGATTGAGCATCGAGGAAGTTGTGAGCAGCGCATATCCTTCCTGACAGATAGGATCGAAGAGAGGCAGAGGTTGCGCAGTCAATATACTGCTTATGATCTTTTTAAGGTATGCATGGATAGTAATGGTATTGGTTCGGATATTATTAAAAAGTGTCTCCCGGTTATTAACGAAGAGATTGCCAAGATTTTAGTGGATATTGTACCATTCGAGATTTTCTTTGAGATCGAAGAAAGAAAGTTGGAAATATACATTCGCCATCCGAAGCACGAGCCTCGATTAATAGAGATGGCGAGTGGAGCAGAAAAGACAATCGCTGCCATGGCAATCCGCCTAGCGCTCACTAAGATTGGAAATTTACCAACCAGTGACATATTTATATTAGATGAACCTGCCACCGCTTTAGATGCGGATAACATGGATGGATTCATTGATATTTTAGAAATGTTAAAAAATCAATTTAAAACTGTTATACTAATATCTCACTTGGATGTACTTAAAGAATGCGTCGACAGCGAGATCGTTATTGACAAAAAGAATGGGTTCGCCCATGTAGAAATATAGGAGTAAACTATGGCAACAAAAGAAGCAAAAGATCCCAAAGGAATGTTAGATAAAGGAGTGGCAAAACTCGTGAGCCGAAAACTATTGGTATGGGGCACCGCAACAGTCGCACTGTTTAGTGGCGCAGTACCAGCAGAGCAGTGGGTGGAGATCTGCCTTCTGTATATTGGCTCACAGGCAGCAGTGGATATTGTATCTGCTTATAAGGCGTCATGATGGTACAGTGGATAGCACTCAAGATTCTGGTAAAGAAGGTGTATCTTTGGGTTAAGACATATTGGTATGTTCCTTTTGCTGTAGCCTATGCTATCGTAACGTGGTTTTTCTTCCGACAAAAGGCCGCATTCATGTTAGACAATCTTCGGGAAACGCGCAAAGCCCACAAGAAAGAAATTGATATTCTTAATAAATCCAAAGAAGAGGAAATGGGCATGATTAAGTCGAAAGTTGGCGAGCATTTGGAACGAGCCGAGGAAGCCGAAAAAAGGTTTAATACGAGGAGTGCGGACATCTCCAAGAGAACTGATACGCGAGCGGAAGAATTGAAGAGCATGGACAACAAGGTTCTGGCAACTGAGTTGAAAAAAATAATCAAGAGGAGAAAGAAATGAGATTAATAGCGTTATGCAGCGTGATGTTTTTTTCTATTGCCTCCTTCTCTCAAGAGATTGTTCCCATTGACAAAGGTGCGCCCGCTCCGTTTGACGGGGTGTTGTTGGATAAGAGTGCCGCCGCCCAGATAATTTCCTCAGACGAGGTGAGCGAGGAAGAGTGTGAAAACAAAACCGACTATGCAGTATCTAAGGCAACTAATTCTTGCGTGCTTAAAAAAGATATTGCCGAGTCCTCTTTGCGTATTGAGCGCGAGACAAGCAAGAAGCTCGTCATCTTGAAGAACCAAGAAATAGATCGCCTCAACAAAAAGCTAGAAGAGGCTGGGACGGACTGGACATCACTATGGTTCGGAGCCGGCACTGTAGTGGGGGTTGTTATGTCTCTTACTATATTTTATCTATCAGTTCAAACAGTGAACGGGGAGTCGCCTCCGTGAGCCAAGATTATGATAAAATTGCAAAAATTGAACAGGCGATTAAAAAGAAATATGGCGAAGAGACGATAAAAAATCCGCTCTCAGACTGGGATCAGAATAAAGAAAAAGAATATATTAAGCAGATTCAAGAGGTTTCTAAAATCGAGAAAACCAAATCCTCGCACGAGAAGGAAGAATACAATGGTTTTTTAATAGATAAAAAACTACTTACTAGAGATAAGAAATCGGTGTGTCCTACTTGTGATCACTACTCTTTCAATGTCCGCGATGACGTTTACTTAACTAAGTGGGAATGTTGTTATGGATGTTTTATACGGTGGGTGGAAGGGAGAGAGGAGCGGTGGATAAAAGGATGGCGCCCGGAGGAAGACAGGGATGAAAGTAGGAGAAAGGATTGAGGATCTTATGAAGAAAATATCTTTACTCAAACGTGATGCTGCCAAGTGTGACAAGGGTAACGTATCAGCATCTACGCGTCTTCGCAAGGATTTAATGATCTTAATTAAGGAAATGAAAGATGTTCGGCAATCTATTTTAGAAAAGCGTAAAGAACATCAACGAATTTAGTCGAAGGAGAATTTATAATGGCAACTGTTGAAGAAATCGCAAAAGGAATATCGCAAGTCCTAGCAGATTCGTATGACGGATCACTGGATAAGGATGGGAAGCCCGATGACCCGCCTCTGAAGCGAGGCACGTACGATGAGAAAATTCGTGATAAGAGAGTAAATGATGGCTTCGGCCTGAGTTTAAGTGGTAATCGTCTTATCGTTAATTACGAGGGCGAAATCACGGTTAAAGAAATGCACTCCAAGGATTTTGAAAGCGACACCGAGCAGATGCTCGCCGACATTTTAAAATATATTAAAAAGAAGTATAAAGAAGTAACGGGCAACACTCTTAAGTGTAAGCCTTTGGGAGAACCCCGCATCTTTGTTCAGAGTGCCAGCTCCATTCGCAATTGGGTAGAAGCTCAAATGTGTTATGAAATTCAAGGAATGGACGAGGCATCGATGACGGAGCCAGACGGGGAAGAATTAGTTTCCAAATCTATTAAGGATTGGATCAAGCTAGGCAAAGGATCTAGAGGGTGGTAGAAAAGATGCAAGTTAAGTTTTCACAAGATCGTATTAAGCAAATTATTCAAGAAGAAATAGATAGAGCCCACGAGCCTCACTCTCTGAGTGATCTCACCACTGATGCTGCCGTCGCTACTAGGATAGATGCGCTTGTAGAGGATTTGGGCAACATTAAGGCAGCTATTCTGTCTGGTGCAGATACTAACGACGCCTCCACCCCCGACGCAACCGAGCCATGGGTAAAGGAAAAGTTAGCTATTATGGCTGCACTAGCCGGCGCCATTAAAGAGTCATTTAGGGATCCCCGAAGAAGTAAGTAAGATGTTATGGCGTATCACATTTCTAAAACTGAAGTCAAGAAAGAAGTAACAAAATGTGGAAAGGATCCTGTCTATTTCCTCAACAACTATGCGAAAATTTCGCACCCCGACAGAGGGCTCATACCGTTCCGAACGTATGATTTTCAGACTGATTTATTAAAAAGTTTTAATGATCAAAGATTTAATATTATTCTTAAAGCCCGGCAATTGGGAATCTCTACTATTACTGCCGGCTACGTGGCTTGGCTCATGCTATTCCGCCGCGAGAAGAATATTTTAGTTGTGGCAACTAAATTTTCCACCGCCGCCAATTTAGTTAAAAAAGTTAAAGCCCTTATTAAAAATGTCCCAGACTGGATAAAAATAGCTCAGATTCACGTGGACAATCGGACAGCATTTGAATTGACTAATGGATCTCAAATTAAAGCTTCCACTACTTCTGCTGATGCCGGTAGATCGGAAGCCCTTTCACTGCTCGTAGTAGACGAAGCTGCTCATGTTCCTGAGCTTGAAGAGATGTGGAAATCGCTATATCCCACTCTTTCCACGGGAGGGAGGTGCATTGCTCTTTCTACGCCGAATGGTGTAGGAAACTGGTTTCACCAAACCTATATCGATGCCGAGGAAGAGCGAAATAGTTTTAAAACAACCCGCTTACCGTGGGATGTACACCCAGATCGAGATCGGGAGTGGTTCGAGCGAGAGACTAAAAACATGTCTAATCGTGACATTGCTCAAGAATTAGAATGTAACTTTAATATGTCGGGCGAAACCGTCATTCACCCCGATCACATTCAAAAACTCTCGGAGCGCGTTTGCGATCCTAAGTATCGTACCGGCTTTGATCGAAACTATCATATTTGGGAAGAGTTTCAAACTGACTGTGAGTATTTACTCGTCGCCGATGTCGCTCGCGGCGATGGCAAGGATTATTCAGTCTTTCACGTTATTAAATTAAATACGATGGAAGTGGTGGCAGAATATCAAGGGAAGCCTAATTTGGATATGTTTGCCACCCTTGTCAACTCCACGGGGAATGAGTACGGCGAGTGCATGGTGGTAGTAGAAAATAACAACATAGGGTTCAGCGTCTTGGAAAAATTAATAGAAATGGACTACCCTAACGTATACCACTCGGTGAAGAGTACGCATGAGTACGTGGATCAATTAACGGCGGAGGGCAAGCAAAATGCTGTCCCCGGCTTTACTACGTCGAGCAAGACACGCCCCCTCATCGTCGCTAAGTTGGAAGAGTTTATTCGTAATGGCATTATTACCCTCTATTCTCCTCGTACCTTAAGTGAACTCAAGACATTCATCTGGAACAACGGCCGCCCCCAAGCAATGCGCGGCTATAACGACGATCTCATAATGAGTTTAGCTATTGGATGTTGGGTGAGAGACACTGTAGTGGTAGCTTCTAAGAAGGACGCTAAATATGCGAAGGCTTTGCTGGACAGTATGGTGTACACCAACACCCAATTAAACACTACAGTTAGAGGAATGCCCGGATTTAAAAATAAACAAATGTGTGATAACATAGAAGAACAGAAGAAAATGCAACAAGAATTTATGTGGTTGTATAAAGGATAATTAAGATGGCTGATAACACTCGAAACCCGGCAAACGCCGAATCTACTCTCTTTAAGAAGTTGACGCGCCTTTTTTCGGGGCCCATTGTAAAGCGGAATACCGAGTTTGTGCAACAAGCGCGCCGCCGCGACTTAGATAAGTATAGGTTTAAATCGGCGAGTGGCCAAACCTTCAAAAAAACAAGTTACAACCCTTTCGAAAGCATTAATTCCAGCACCATGGCTGCTCAAGCACGCGCAGAGCGGTATGTAGATTTTGATCAGATGGAATATATGCCCGAGTTAGCATCGGCTATGGACATTTATGCTGATGAGATGACGACTTCTACTTCTTTTGAAAAGATGTTGAGAATTAAGTGTTCTAACGAAGAGATTAGAAGTGTTCTCGAAACTCTCTACCGTAATATATTGAATATAGATTTCAACTTATTTGGATGGTGCCGCACTATGTGTAAGTATGGGGACTTCTTTCTCTATTTAGACATTGATGAGCATGTGGGAGTGAAAAGTGTAATAGGGTTGCCTCCTCGTGAAGTGGAGAGGCTGGAAGGCGAAGATCCTACTAACCCCAACTACGTCCAGTTTCAGTGGAATAGCGGCGGTATCACTTTTGAGAATTGGCAAATTGCCCACTTTAGAATTTTAGGGAACGACAAGTATGCGCCTTACGGTACTTCTATTTTGGAAGCAGCACGCAGGATTTGGCGTCAGCTTGTCTTAATTGAAGATGCAATGATGGCGTATCGCATTGTTCGTTCTCCTGAGCGACGTGTATTCTATATCGATGTAGGCTCTATTGCGCCCGAAGATGTGGAACAATACATGCAAAAGATTATTACTCAAATGAAACGAAATCAAGTAGTGAATCAAGATAGCGGAAGGGTGGATTTACGTTATAACCCCATGAGTATCGAAGAAGATTATTTTCTTCCGGTACGTGGAGCGAATAGTAGCACTAAAATTGATCCTCTGCCGGGTGGTACCTACACCGGCGATATTGATGATGTAAAATATTTGCGTGATAAGTTGTTTTCAGCTATTAAAATTCCTCCCTCTTATCTTTCCTCTGAAAGTGATGAGGATAAAACTACTCTTGCCCAAAAAGACATTCGGTTTGCACGCACCATTCAACGCCTCCAGCGCGCAGTAATTTCCGAGCTGGAAAAGATAGGCATCATTCACTTATACACATTGGGCTTTCGGGGGGATGACTTAATTGCTTTTAATTTATTTCTTAATAACCCTTCTAAGATTGCCGAGTTGCAGGAGCTAGAGCAGTGGAGTACTAAATTTGATGTGGCATCTGCTGCCACTGAAGGCTTCTTCTCTAAGCGTTGGATTTCAGAAAAAATCTTTGGACTCTCAGAGGGAGATTTTGTACGAAACCAGCAAGAACTTTTTACCGACAGGAAAAACCAAGCTCTTCTTGATCAGGCTTCTGAAATGGAAATGGCTGACGAAGGCGGCGGTGCAATGGGCATGGAAGGATTTGAAGACACTGGCGACGAAGGGGGAGATTTGGATCTAGGTGGCGACGAGGATCTGGAAGATATGGGGGCAGCTACCGGTACGGAACCGGAAGGCGCGCCCGAAGAAGAGGGCCCCTTATTGGCAGAGCCTCCCGCAAAACGCGATGATAAAATACATCATTATGAAAAAGGATCCTATGAAGCGAAAGAGGGAACCAATGATAGACGCAAGGCTGGTGCCCGTAAGCGCCACAATAAACGCAAAGCCGGCCCCGAGCAAAACACTCGAAGGAAAAATTTTGGTGGCGCAAGTGATCTTTTTAGTTTAGGAACGGGCATTACGGAGAAGCGAGATGATAAATATAAGGAAGAAGAAGAAAAGCTTTTTCAAATTAAGAATGCAAATCGTGAAGTGAAGATGCTAATCGAACAGCTGGAGAAAAAGAAAGATGAAAAAACCGCACAAGAGTAAACATAATAAGAAGAGAAATACCGCTTTTCTTTACGAAGTGCTGATTCAAGATATTACACGCAGTGTAGTAAGTACGGATCT